GACTTGATACTTAAATCATAAACATCTTCGTACAAGCCCAAACGCACATTTTCTTGATGCAATAAGTCCAGTGGATCGGACAAATTGTCGTGTTTTTGTTCATTATGGTGAACATCTGTCGCAACTTTGTCGCTAATTTTTCTCTTGCGCCACAAACTCATGCTGCTTTATCCTCAATAACGGTTGCTCTTCTGGCTCTAATCTCTCGCTCCACAAGGTCTAAGGCTTTCTCAAGTTGCCCTATGGTGCAGACATCGAGCTGCGCGTCGTGAACCTCATACGCATAGTTGATGTCTGTCAGCTCCTGTGCCTTGGCAACAAACCTGTCGTCACGATCAATACCGCGACGCGATAACTCAAGTAAAGAATTTTGACCTTGTTTTACTTCTGCAATGTATTCATTCCCTGTTCCAAGGCGACAGAGCGCTTCTGAGACATTGAGGGCAGAGATGATAGCGTCCATGTCTTGACGGCTCGCCTGACCCGTTCTGAGGGCTTCCAAACAGCTATGGTTCTTGATCTTTAAGTCTAGCGCAACGCTGCCTGTATCATTAACGAGACGCAAGCCTTGGAGCACATAGGTCAATGCGTCAGCGCGTACTGGCTTGGGTTTGTACTTTGACTTCTTGCGTGTCATTGGTGGGCGACGATCTCAAGTTCTAACTGCTTGACGCGCTCGGTTAACTCCTTAACGGTTAACTCTGCGATCTCCAGCTCGTTGCCGTGAGCACGCTGTGCCATCTTCATTCCACTATCGTAGCCAAGCATTGCACCTTTGTGGGCTACTTCGCTTACCAGTTTGGCGATGTCTTGTGGCGACATGATGCGTGCCTTACCTTCGGATGCCTTCAGGTAACCCAGAACGATCTCTTCTATTTTCTTTTGAACTGACATATTAGTTTCCTGTAATTAAGAGAGCTGCAATGATGCCGACAGATACGCCAGCCAAGAAGATGAACACGCAGTCCACAAGTCTGATTGACTTGTCTTGGTAAGGTCCATCGACTTCTAGGTTTTGTGTGTAGTTTTGGTGTTTCATTATTCGCTTTCAGAGTTAAACATTACAAGGGCTTCTTCGCAGATGTGATCCACGATGGATTGCATCAGAAGGTGGGCGATGTCAACCTTATCGCAGTAAGCATTGACCAGATTCATGCACGCAGGGAAGTCTGGCGCTTCCCCGTGGTTTAGTTCTTCTGGTTCATACTCCAAGTGGCAGGTGAGTGCTACACCTTCCACTTCGCAGTTAAATTTGTATAGGGTTTCTAGCATTTATAAAATACCAAAAACAGGATGCCAGTCTGTATAAGAATCAACTTCAGCCAAAAGAAATGCTTGCATTGATTGCCAATACGCTTCACGAATAAGTTTATCAATCATGTAATTCCTCAATGTAGTTGTTAAAAGATGGGGCTTTCGCCCCGTTTGGTTTAGTAATCTTGACCAGCGCGTGCGGGTTGTGCGCCCAAAAACTCAGGGTTAATTGGTGCGTCATGTTTCCATGTTGTCACCTCTTTCTTTGCGTCAAGTCGTGTAAAAAAATCTGCTTGTTTGCTGGCGGTGCATTTCTCACATTTAAACTGGTCTGCCTTGAACTCAGACCAAGTACCCGACATCGGTGTGCGCAGTATGTTTCTACCGCAAGCAGTTCTGGATGTCATGCCAGAACCGTATTTGTTTAAGTGCATTACTCTCATTTCGATTGCTCCTTAGCTTAGGTTGTTGATATGCCGATCATACATGAATTGACTATTACATCAAGCCCCTACAACTTACTCAACTATTACCCCAATACAATAGACCTCGACAGGGTGTAGTTTCCCTGTCGCTGTGCCTCCTTGTCTCCGCATGGGGTGCAGTTGCCTTGATAGGGGTAGGGGTCAAACCTTACCCCTTTTTTTGTCTGTCTTGTTGAAGTAGTCAATTCTAGGTTAACATAGTCAGCATGAACTACATAACCGAAATCATAGAACGCGCTGACAAGGCGGGGTTCAAGATGTCCGATATATGCCGTGAAGCTGGCATTGATCAGGCTCAAATGTCTCGCTGGATAGCAGGGCATACAGTCCCGCTTATCACCTCAATCGAGAAACTTAAAACCGCCACAGATCGCTTGATCGCATCACGGGTCGAGGCTCTGGGGGTTAAACATGATTAGGCAACTTGGGATTGATGTTGGCAACAACGGTGCGATTGCATTGATCGTTGATGGCGTATTGGAGCGTGTCGAAGATATGCCAATCGTTGAGATCAAACGCGGTAAGACTACAAAGCGCCAAGTGTCTGCGCAAGCACTGGTCGGTTTATTGAAGGACATGAACCCGACGCACGCAGCAGTCGAGAAGGTTGCGTCAATGCCAAACCAAGGTGTGAGTTCCATGTTTGCGTTTGGACGCTCTGCTGGTGTCATTGAAGGCGTACTAGCAGCGCTCCAAGTGCCTGTGACTTATGTCCAGCCAGCAGTATGGGCGAGAACCATGAATAAGGGATACGGCAAGGACGCATCAAGACACCGCGCAATGGAGTTATTTCCAGACAAACAGGAATGGTTCAAGTTGGTTAAGCACGACGGTCGCGCAGAGGCTGTGCTGATTGCAATGTGGGGTACTAAGCAATGACACAAGATGAAATCATTGAAATGCTTAGAGCATCGTGCGACAAAGACAGAGTAGACCCTGAGCAAAACGGCTTTTGGGTAATCGTTACTGAAGAACTAGAACGCTTTGCCAAACTGGTAGCAGATAAAGAGCGTGAGGCGTGTGCAGTTGATGCTGATTGGTGTATCCAAAATCATCTTGAACAACATATATCCAAACGCATTCGACAAAGAGGAAACAAATGAACGACGATGAACGCAACACAATGCGCGAGCACATTGTTTGGTTAACTCAGGAGTTGGAGACAACACGCAAGCAATTAAAGATAAGGGACGATCTTCTCTCAGAGTTACTTGATCCAGATCAACTTGGACACGCAGTAACTAATGAAGTTCGCGGTCGCATCTACACAATTTTGCACTTACAAGAGCAATGATCCGCAAGGCAACATTAGATGATATGCAGTACATAGTCAGTCTTTCAAAGAAAGAAAGTCTGTGCCTTGGATTCATTCCGAAGGTTGCGTATGAGGCTGCGATTACTGGCTACAAAGGCGGTAAGCGTTGGAGCACTACTTGTAATGATCAGTTATTTGTATGCGTCGAAAACAATGATCTTGTTGGCTTTGTGATGTTTAGCTACGGCAAATACTCCAAGGTAAACCAGATATGTATTCAAGCAGATGCAAGGCTTATCTCCAGAGGTAAAGCATTGCTTAGTGCTGGCATCTCACACGGCAATCTGCGTGGCATAGAAGACTTCTCTTGTGGCTGCGCAGACGACTTACCAAGTAACTTCTTTTGGAAGCAGATGGGTTGGGTCAAGGTCGGTGAGCGCCAAGGCATAAGCCACAAGAACACATGGAAAGAGACATCTAAACGCAAGGTAAATATTTATCGATACATGACAAGCAGTTTGTTTGTCAATGATTTCGGTCTAATACTGCCTAAAGAAAATGTTGAGATAGTTATTTAAACGCAAGGAAAACAATGATCAAACTACGCCCATCGGCAGCTACACGCTGGCTCTCTTGTCCTGCATCTGTTAGGCTTTGTGCAGACATCCCGCACCAGCCAGCAGGTGAAGCTGCGCAGATTGGTACTGCCATTCACGAGGTGGCTGAGACTGCATTCCTTACTAACTCTTCTCCCCATGACTGGATCGGTAAGACGATCAAGGACATAGTGATCACTGAGCAGAACGCTGACTTTGCAGCAGCTCATGTGAACCATATCAGGGACTTGGAGTTGCGTCTTGGCACGCTCAAGGTCGAGCAGTATGTCACTGTCTACAAGGACAAGGATATCGAGCTGGGTGGTACTGCCGATGTGGTGGCATGGAACGACGAGAAGTCAATCTTAGTCATTGCAGACCTCAAAACTGGCAGAGGTTATGTTGACGCTGACTCAGACCAGATGAAGATATACGCCATCGGTGCGATGCGTCACGCAAAGATTGAATTCAGCAACATCGAGCTGTCGATCATACAACCGCACCACGGTGAACCCAGAACACACAAGATCACATTCAAAGAATTAAACGACTGGGCAGCAAATAGATTAACTCCAGCAATCCAAGCAATCAAGAAGGGTGACACCGAACCCACACCGACAGAAGACGGTTGCCAATGGTGTCCAGCAAAGGCGATCTGTCCTGCGCAACGCAAAGGCTTTGAAGTAATTGCTGCCACACCAAACCTTGCTGTGATGACTAAAGAAGAGATGAAGTCTGTGGTGGTGACGCTCACACCTGAGCAGATCGCAGACTTGTTAGAACGCGCTCCACTTGTAGAAAAGTTTATCGATGCAGTCAGAGACCACGCAGTCAAACGCATTGAGGACGGTGAAGTGATCAAGGGATGGCAGATGACAGCCAAACGCGCTTACCGTAAGTGGATTGACGAAGCAGACGCAAAGAATCAATTACACGACGCTGGTATCCCTGCGGATAAGTTGGTCTCTAGCGAACTAATTAGTCCATCTGAAGCAGCCAAACTACTTCCCAAAGAATCTAAAGACCTCATTGACACGCTCACCAAGAAAGAGAGTAGTGGTCTCACCCTTGCGCGAGATTACTCATTAGGTCAATAATCATTCCCCCAAACCGTTGCAAATAAATGCAACATTTTTTTAAACTCGAAAGGCTCAAATGCTTAATTTATCTAGTTCTTCTGGCGGTGGTAACTACATCCGCTTTATGCCAAGCGCAAACGCATGGCTTAACTCTAATAAAGAAGAGTTCACACCAAAAAAGATGGTTGTCGATACAGACTCACTACAAACAGGTTGGATGCACCTCGGAGAAGGTGTGCGGGACTGGCAGCCAGATGTGTCGCTGGGTAAGAAAGGTGCTCAACCCAGCCCAGATCACAAGCGTGGTTTCTCCATCAAGTTCTACAACAAGGAGATGGGAGTCGCAGAGTGGTCTGCAAACGGCACAGGTCCAAACATGGGACTGGAGAAGCTGTGGAAAGTAATCGAGGCAGGACAAGCAGCCAACGCTGGCAAGTTACCAGTCATAGAGTACAAAGGCTCGACGCTAGAGAAGATCGGCAAAGGCACTACACGCATTCCTAACTTCGATGTGGTGTCGTGGATTGAGAGACCTGCTGGCATGGACGCGGTGGACGACGGCACGCAATCATTTGATAGTGACGGCAAGATCAGCATGGCAGCACCAGCTCCAGCACCGCAACCGAAAGCAGCGCCTAAGACTGCAATGGCTCAGGCAGTAGAAGACGACGAGATGTTTTAAGGCTTGACATGAACGGGGCTGGCTGAAAGGTCAGTCCCGTTTTTTTTCCTCTAAAAGAATTACATGGAGAAGTATGAATGAGTTGGCATTATTTGCGGGGGGGGGGGAGGAATCCTTGCAGGACATTTGTTGGGGTGGCGTACCGTGTGTGCCGTTGAAATCGAAGATTACCCACGCAGAGTTTTATTGCAACGGCAGGCTGATGGACTCTTACCTAGATTCCCTATCTGGGACGACATCACCACATTCGACGGCAAACCTTGGCGTGGAAGAGTACAAGTCGTCACAGGTGGATTTCCTTGTCAGGACATTAGTGCAGCAGGAAAGCGTGCAGGACTCGAAGGAGAACGATCAGGACTCTGGGGAGAAATGGCACGCATCATTCGCGAAGTACAGCCCCAGTACGCATTCATTGAGAACTCACCAATGCTCACTATTCGAGGACTCGACAGAGTATTGTGTGACCTTGCCTCGATGGGGTTCGATGCGAACTGGGGAGTGCTGGGAGCAGCAGATGTTGGAGCAAAACACAAACGCGACAGAATCTGGATTGTGGGCTACACCAACGACTCCAAGCGGAGGCGGGAACTGCGGGGGTTCTGGGGCTTACAAGAATGCATTGAAGAATGGGACACACATTCCACATTCAATCAACCCGAACCTGTACGAATGGTTGATGGGATTCCCAATCGGATGGACAGACTTAAATGCATCGGTAACGCTCAAGCACCCCTTTGCGCAGCCACAGCATGGCGAGTCTTAACAAAACAAATATAGAAAGAAAACTAGATGCAAGCCGAACAAATAGCGCAAGCGCTTGGCAACGCAAAGAAGGTAAACGGGCAATGGATGGCGAGCTGTCCTGTAAGCAGTCACGGGCAAGGTAAAGGGGACAAGAATCCAAGTCTTTGTGTATCGGAGACAGACGAAGGCAAGCCACTCTTTAAATGCTTTAGCGGATGCTCTCAGGAAGAGGTATTCAACGCAATCAAGAACTACGGTCTGCTCAAAGACTTACCTAATCCCACAGACTTCTTGACGCAGATCAAGCCGTTACCGAAACCGCAAGAACCTGTGCTCGAACAGGAGTGGCACTATGTAGACGAAGACGGCATCACCCAGCACATCAAGCAGAGGTACAAGACATTCGACGCAAAGGGAAAGACATACAAGCAGTTCAGAGTGGACGAGAACGGCAGACGACACGCCAGTATGACGGGTGCAAACATAGTCCCATACAACCTTCCAGAAGTGGACTTCGCAAGAAAAACAGGCAGAACTGTATTCCTTTGTGAAGGCGAGAAGGCAGCCGACGCTCTCAAGTCTTTAGGTGTGGTGGCAACCTGTACGCACAACGGTGCAAGTAACTTTCCAGAAGATGTGGTCAAGCACCTAGTCGGACTCACCATTGCGATAGTGCCTGACAACGACACGGTTGGCTGGGATTACGCAAGGAAGGCAGTTGCAGCTCTCAAGGCGGTAACGAAGTCGATCCGAGTGGTTGACCTCCAGCTCGACGAGGTGAAGGAAGACGCATACGAGTTCGTCTACAAGTATGGCGGTGACAAGGACAGGCTGGTTGACCTGACAAAAGCCACTAAAGCAATAGCATCTGAACTAGATGTAACGACTCCTGCAAGATTGATTGGTGTTGTAGAGACACCAGTTGTTGAAGAATTGGAGCTGCCACAAACACCACTTCAACGCGAAGGATTCAAGCTCGAAGCGTGGGACAGCATCGAGGACGAACCTGTTGAGTGGTTAGTGCAAGGAGTCATACCGCAACGATCATTCGTCGCTTTATACGCACCTCCAGCGAGTTTCAAGTCATTTATCGCTTTAGACATTGCGGAGTGCATTGCGACTGGACGGTCTTTCCTTGGCAACGAGATAACCAGACGCGGTGCAGTCTTGTACATCGCGGGTGAGGGACACGGTGGTATCGGGTCAAGGATCAAGGCGCTCAAGACGCATCACAAGACACCAGTGAACACGCCTGTCTACTTCCTGCGCAGACAGGTCAACCTAAGATCAAGTAAGACAGATCTCCAAGACTTAGTTAACGCAATAGACGACCTCAAGGCTATCAACGACATCAACTTCGAGCTGATCATCATCGACACCTTGGCTAGAGCGTTTGGCGGTGGCAATGAGAATGCATCTGAGGACATGGGTGCATTCATTACTGCTGCTGGCGCTATACAAGGCAGATATGAATGTGGCTTGCTGGTAGTTCACCACGCTGGTAAGGATGCAACCAAAGGACTGAGGGGTCACTCATCATTACTTGGAGCAGTAGACACCGAGCTGGAGATCATCAGGATCGAAGGTGCTCAACCGCCAAAAGGAATACTGCACATCTCCAAGCAAAAGGACGGGGAAGACGGTCAGCGCATAGGCTTCAAGATGGTCGAGGTCACGACTGGATCAAGTGGTGTCATTAATTTTGAAGGTGCATCCAGTCTGGCGGTTGAACCTGACGAGGAGATGGACACAACACAAAAGATAAAAGCAAAGCAAGCACCGCCAAATAGAACCCTTGGTGGCGCAAACCAGATACTCGCTTTGAACTGTCTGCACGACGCAATTAAGAAATTTGGCGAGATGCAGGTCGTGGACGGTATGCGCAACAAGTGCATAACGATCGAGCAATGGCAATCCGAATTCAAGAAAAGAAAGGGCAACGCAATACAAGATGAGTCCTTCCAAAAGGCTTGGGACAGGATCACAGACAAGTTGCAGGTTTATGAGAAAGTAATAATAAATGGTTCAATGTGCTGGGCGGTGTTTGACGACGCAAATGACCACAAAGCACAAAAAGCCAATGTTATTTCGTTCAATAAATGATGTCGGACAAATGGGGACAAATGGTGGACAAATGGTGGACAGTTGTCTCGCCATTTGTCCGAGGATTTCGGACAGACAAATGGTGTGTGTGTATGTAATACACACCATCTGTCCGTTGTCCGAGTGGTTGCCATGTGTATTTTTTTAATTATTGCGTTAAAAGGATTTTGAGATGTCAAAAAAGAGTTTGAAGAAAGTTGTTGGTGGTCTAAAACAGCCAGATTTCCCGATGAATGCTTTTGATGTATTTATGAATTCGAGGTTGGTTGAGCTGTCTGTGGTGAAGAGAGACCACGAAAAGCGTTGGGGTATCAACAGGTTGATCGAGTTGGTGGACTCAGAGTTTCGGATCAAGGTATGGCGACAGGCTGAACGAGTGTTCGAGGCTTCGGTGTCCAGAGATGAGGTGAAACTGGACAGAGCTGTCGGAGGAATGATCAAGGCTTATGCAGCATTGGAGTCTTGGGCGGTAGAGAACGGTGTTTTGGAGATGCCAGCGATCACGGCAGTCGAGCATGAGATGCAAGATGGGTCGGTGATGGTGGTCGTTGGGAATCATCACGACGCGACGCTGTATCAGCAGTTCAGACCAGAAGTTGCTAATCGTCACATCTGGACGATGGAAGAGCTGGAGTTGATCATGGACTCGCCAGTCATCAAGGAGACCATGAAGATCAAGGCGTTGATGCCTTGTGCAGCAATAGTCAGACTGGACAAGGATGCGAAGGAGTTTCCACTTGGTGGTGCGACAGGATTTGATGATGTCAAGTCGGACGAGCTGGAGGCTTCGTCGTTGCCGAAAGTCTTTGACACCAGCAAGATGGGCAAAAATAGGGCTAATCGGGCTTTGGAGAAGATTTAGATGATTGTTGATACTTTGTGGTGTGTAAGTGGTTCTGATCGCTTGGAGGGCTTTTAAATGGCTGGGAGACCAAAACGCAAAGCAGACTTGGCTGCACTTGATTCTTTGCCGAAGGAACATATCGTGTCGATGCTTGAGGCTGGACAACCGATTGCACGCATCTGTTACGCGCTTGGAGTTGGTCGCGTTGCGCTCGAAGATTGGCTCAATAAACCAGAGAACGAAGGTCTCTCCTCGCGTGCGCGCGCGAAGGCTGCGGATGACATGGTAGCAGAAAGCATACTAATTGCTGACGAAACAGATGTGGAAGAGGTACAAAAGGCTAGATTACGGGTGCAAACGCGCCAATGGGTGGCTGAAAGATGGAATCCAGCAGCGTATGCGCAGAACAAAATGCCTTCGGTGCAGGTCAATCTGTCAGGAATGCGACTGGATGCGTTGCGTCGGATCGAGGTCGTCGAAGATGTATCCACAGACAAGTTGTCCTAGTTATCCACATTTGTGTGGAAACTGGCGAAGTTATCCACAAAAATGCTTACAAACCTGTGGATAACAGCAAAATAACTTTACATAATGAACATAGTGTAAAGTAGGTGAAGAGTTTAGTATTCATTTCTGCCTGTTTTCTGCTGACTGATTCGGGTTTACCCCCCCCTTCGCTTGGCGCGACGGGGCGGGCTGAAACTGCACCTAAACACCTACCGACCTAACCCCCCCCCCCACACCCCCCTACTCACACCGCCACACTCCCACAAAAAAATAAAAAAAATCAAGGCACAATCCTGACATGACGACAGAATCAACTGCACCAGTAAAAAAGGGACTACACCCACAGGTCAAGGAGACGCTAGACCGCATCCACGACAAGAAGCAAGACGAACTCAGCAAGAACCCCTTCGTTGCCTTCACCATCCGCTACAAGAACAATCCAGTCCTCTTCGTCAAGGAAGTCTTAAATGCCAACCCAGACACTTGGCAAGAGATCTTCCTAACCCACATCGCCAAGGGCAACCGCAGAATATCGGTTAGATCAGGTCATGGCGTAGGCAAGTCCACAGCAGCGAGCTGGGCGATCATCTGGTATCTGCTCTTGCGGTATCCCGTCAAGGTGGTCGTCACCGCACCGACATCCAGCCAGCTATACGACGCACTCTTTGCGGAACTAAAGCGCTGGGTGAAGGAACTGCCTGAGACCTTGCGGGATATGTTGGAGGTCAAGCAGGACAGGATCGAGGTCAAGGAGGCAGCGACAGAGGCTTTCGTGTCCGCAAGGACATCGAGGGCAGAGCAGCCCGAAGCCCTGCAAGGTGTCCACTCAGAGAATGTGATGCTGGTGGCTGACGAGGCATCGGGTATCCCTGAGGCTGTCTTCGAGGCTGCTGCTGGCTCGATGTCTGGACACAATGCCGTCACCCTTTTACTGGGCAACCCAGTCAGGTCTAGCGGATTCTTCTACGACACCCAGAACCGACTCGCCAATGACTGGGTGACGATGAAGGTGAGTTGCGTTGACTCTCCAAGGGTCAGCGATGCCTACATCGAAGAGATGAAGTCGCGGTACGGGGAAGAGTCCAATGCCTACCGCATCCGTGTACTGGGTGAGTTTCCAAGGTCAGACGACGACACCATCATCCCGATGGAACTCATAGAACTCGCAAAGCACCGCGATGTCGAGACCTCTCAGCACGCAAAACTGATCTGGGGCTTGGATGTCGCACGCTTTGGTGGCGACAGGTCTGCACTCAGCAAAAGACAAGGCAACGCATTGATCGAACCCACAAAGATTTGGAAAAACCTTGATTTGATGCAACTGACTGGCGCAGTCGTCGCAGAGTGGGAAGCATTACCGCCAAGCCAGAGACCACATGAAATCATGGTGGACAGCATTGGTCTTGGTGCTGGCGTAGTAGACCGTCTTAGAGAACTAGGGCTTCCAGCGCGTGGTATCAATGTCTCCGAGTCTCCAGCAATGGGTACGACTTACAGGAACTTGCGGGCAGAGCTTTGGTACAAGTGCAAGGCATGGTTTGAGGCGCGTGACTGCCGTATCCCAAATGACGAGGAGCTGGTGGCTGAACTGGCTACTGTCAGGTACTTCTTTAGCAGCTCAGGAAAGATGCAGGTCGAGGGCAAGGACGACATCAGAAAGCGCGGTCTGAAGTCACCCGACAAGGCTGATTCGTTTGTGTTGACCTTTGCGAGTGACGCTGCCGTCTCGATGTTTGGCTCAAACACTTCACAAAAATGGTCTCAACCGTTGAAAAGAAATCTCTCAAGAGTTGCATAATTCACATACCTAAACATTTGGAGGATATTGCTATGATGAAAAAAACCAAGACAGAGAAAAAAATCTCTAAGGTTTACAACGAATTCAAGGCTGGCAAGATGCATAGCGGATCAAAGACTGGACCAGTCGTCAAGAATCCAAAGCAAGCCTTGGCTATTGCCCTGTCCTCTGCTGGTGTGAAGCAGAAAAAAGGAAAGATGTAAATGGCAACCTCATACCCCAAGCGCTTACAAGGCGCAATGGATCAGATGATGAGTGGCAACGACACCAGTCAATGCCCAGCTCCCACGCAAGACATCACTCTGAATCTAAAGAATCGCGCCAAGGCGATCACGACTGCTAAATATGGTCCTGAGAATCCTAATCTGCCAAACACCCCGTTCTGGCAGCGCAAGGCAGACACTTGGGATGTCACTGTGGACGAGGCAAAACAATCTCGTTGCGGAAACTGCGCAGCGTTCAATGTCTCCGACAAGATCAAGCAATGCATTGCTGACGGCATCGGCAACGAAGCAGACCCGTGGGGAACTATCAAACTCGCTGACCTTGGGTATTGCGAGATTTTTGACTTTAAGTGCGCAGCGTCCAGAACCTGTGATGCTTGGGTCGTTGGTGGTCCGAATGAAGGCGACTCTGGTGACGGTGAAGACATGGGCGACGGTGAAGACGAATCATCTGAGTCATTGATCAACATCAACATTGAAAGTAAGGACTAAGCCATGAAGATGGGACTCTACGCAAATATCAACGCAAAGCAAAAGCGCATCGCTGCTGGCTCTGGCGAGAAGATGAACAAGGTCGGCTCTAAGGCTGCACCGTCTGCTGCCGACTTCAAGCAAGCAGCCAAGACAGCCAAGAAGCCGAAGGCTAAGAAGTGAGTGCAGCTTGGCAGAGGAAAGAGGGTAAGAACCCCGCAGGGGGTTTAAATGCTAAAGGTCGTGCCTCGGCTAAGGCTGAAGGCATGAACCTCAAGCCCCCCGTCAAGTCTGGAGATAACCCCAGACGGGCGAGCTTTCTTGCGCGTATGGCTGGAAACGCTGGACCAGAGTACAAGGACAGTAAAAAGACCCGTCTTTTATTGAGTCTCAACGCATGGGGCGCAAGCTCAAAAACCGATGCCAAGGCAAAAGCTAAGGCGATCACAGCGAGAAACAAGTCAAAGTGAGAATTTAAAAAATGTTTAATTCTGTCCATGAGTTTGTTGATTTCTGGCTTAAAAGTGGAAGACCTATAAGCCCCCCATTTGAAAACCCAGTTTTTACGACAGACATTGCGTACTCATTAGTCTTGTTTAG